TATGTGCAACGCCATACTGATCTGTGTACTTGAAGTCAAACGCACACAGCTCTATAAGTAATCCTGTTTCCCTGCTTCTCGCGACGGGGGCCGTACCTTTATAGTCAACCCCCGTCGGAGTCCATAATTCTTTAAGCATCTATATCCTATTTCTAGTTGCGGATAGCCAACATGACAATCTGGTTGTCAGTATCAACAGACGCAATGTTCATTGCATGTCCTATGGGGCGTGTGTCCTCTTCTGAGGAAGCATCCCACAAGTCGAATGCACCTGACTCACCTGATGCCTGGCTTACACCAATTGCATCACCGACAACAGCAACCGCTGCTCCTGACAATACAGAAGCAATACCTGCCGTCTGTAACCAGAAGTAGTAAGAAGCCGTGACAGGGACTGGGTTCACACCCAATGGCCCGGTAGTCATGGTTCCGTCACCGTCAATAACCTTGACATCCTTGTATGGGTTGTAAGAAATCCCAAACAGGGAAGAAGTCGTTAAAGCTGTTCGTATCCCGTCCGGCTCATCAATCGTGAAGATGACTGTGTTGTCATCAGATGCATCATGTGCTGGGTGAGACTTAATTCGGTAGACCTCGCCCTGTCCTGGGCCATCATTGATGAGCAGATATCCATCTGCATACTGGTCTTTCGTCAAGTCTGTGGTAGGAACTTCAAGACTAATTGTCGTGTCTCCTACCGAATGTGCTTCCGTTGCTGCTACGTCCATGTCGTGGGCAGCTACGGCTGCTATGCCGTCCACAATTTTCCCTGCGGGGGTAATTGCAGCAGAACTGTTCTTAGCATAATAGAATACCCTACCGTCTGGAAGCTCTGCTCGTGTTCCAAGCTTTTGCCTCTGATCGGAAGTCTCTACCTTCTCCATCCCGTAACTTAAATAAACTGTAGTTGGAAATGCCATAGCAATACTCCTTAAACTTTACAGGCTCTACGTCCTGCGAATACCGTTATTAAATTTTTCGCCAGGCACGGCATTCTTTACACCTGACTAGGGCTCATAATACGGCCCCATTCTCCTATTTCCTTTTACTATTGGTGCGACGGGCGCACCAGACTCAGGTGCAGATTCGACTACCTTAGTCTTAGCTACAACCTGAGTCTCATTGCGTTCTTTACACCACTTACATGTGCAAGCCTCACTCGGAGGGAACCCAAACATTCCTATTTTTGCCTTTCGCAAAAGGTATCTGGGGTCACCGGGAACATTATCAGTGTATGTCCCTACCTCGTCCGTGAGAACGCCCTCCACATTATAAGCTGCTTTATGCCTATAGAGTCTAGTTTTTGGCTGCCACTCATCGACATACTTCATTGAGTAGCCTAATCCTGTTAATTCATTTTTTATTTTATTATATTCCTGCATTCCTATTGCCAAAATTATCCTCCTAGCTATTAGCTATTAGTTATTAGTTGCCAAAGCTGATGCATCAAAAGTAACACCAGCACCACGGGAATCATCAAGTTCAAATACACCGTAGTCTGCTGTCATAACTACTTCCCATGCTCTGAGAGAAGCATCCCTCTGTCGCTCTGTTCGAGTCTCTACGCTTGAGAGGTACGCCATCGCACCCCTGTCAGCAATTACGCCAATAGCATCGTCACTTGCATCTACCGAAAGGTTTCCATCCTCAAAGATAGGTACATTGTTCATTGGTCTTAGACCACTCCAGAAATTCTTCAGGAGATCTGCTGACCATCCATCGGGAATTGCATTGGTTACTGCGGAGGCCACTGTTGCGGCTTCCTTAGAAAGGTATGCTACTGCATTGGGATGGTGCAGAACGTACAGTTGGTTTCCAAACTTGTTTGCCTTTGCATAAGCAATGATTCCCTGTAAGTTGGATGCTTTCATAAACTTTGTTGCAGCGCCCAGCTTAGTACCACCGTTCAGGTTGGTGTATAGGGCGTGTACATCTGTATCCTTCTTCCTTGCCATACCATCGCCTAGCTGTTTACCAATCATGGTAAATACATTGTTGACTTGTTCACGAAGAAGTTTGTCTGTCAGAATAACCTTTGCCCCGACCTCAGATGCGGTCAAGTCAACCGTGGTCATTCCTAACTCTTCTTCATCAACAATGTCCTGACCATCTGTGAGGTCTGACATGCTCATCTGTCCTACCTTTGGAACCGTTACCTGCTTTGCACCCTTTGGTAGGGTGAACGGCTCAATAAGAGCTAATGCTGGTGCATTGTGTTCCTCAGTGTATCGAGCTGTCGAGATAATGATTCGTGATGCGTTTTCTAAATTACCAGTTGTGGCTGTCTGTGCCATAATAAATCTCCTTTACGTTCCTAATGTTAAGAATTTTGCAGCCTTTACCGCTGCTTCCGACCTGTCTCCATTGATGTATGCCTCAAGCAATCTATCCTGATTGGTCGTGACCTCTGCCGATCCCTGACTATTGTCGAAAGTCTGCGGAGCAACTCGACCCTGCTTCAACCGCGCATTCTCTGCAATAAGGGCTCTCTCTCGTTTCATGCGACTCGCTTCTCTTTCCATCGCTTCTGGAGAGGTTGTCCTCTGGAGAGCTATTAAATCATCAAGCATTTGCTGGTTTGCCAGCCCATGCTTCTTCATATAATGAACCGCCGCTGCCTGCCGTCCTTCGACGTAGCCCAGCATATTTGCAGTTTCTCTTTCCTGCTTTCGGAACCTTTGTTCCTGTTGAATATACCGTCTGGCCTGCTCTCTGGACTGTTCAGGCATATAGCCAGCTTCATTAAGTTGCCTTTCATACGCTCTAGCCTTCTTACCAACAGCCTCTTCCCATTCACGGTTTACGTCAGCTTCTCTACGCTGTTGGAGTTCATCTATCTGCTTCTGTGTCTCTTCGTCAATCTGTGCAACAGGCTGCTGTTCTGGTTCCTGCGCAGCCTGTGGTTCACTAGGCTCAACATCGGTAACCACGGGCGCATCGCCAGACGGAGAACCATCTGGTGCTACATCTTCTGCACCGTCAGTCGCTTCCTGAGTTTCTTCTGCCTCGAACATTGTTTCTATCTCAGGAGTCTCGACCTCTTGTTCCTGTACTACTTCTTCTACTTCTTGTGGTTCCGTTGGCGTTACCATACTTTATGTCTCCTTTTCCTAAATATTATATATACAATTATTTACCTAATAATACAATACCAAGTATTATATGTTATTGTCTAATTAGTGTGCCTCGATATAGTCTTTTAAAGTCTAGTCTCGGAAGAGATGCCCCTGCCCTTATCCTTTCAAACATGGCACGCTCTATCTCAGGCTTGCCCTGGTACCTATAACCAGCCTCAAACATAGCCAATCTCCACTCTTCAGGTGCGTTAGTGACAAACGTTTGTCGTAGCCTCCATAGAATCCCATTCTTGTTCACTGCCTTATCCAGTGCTTTTCCGATACGCTCGCCCTGTAGGCTCTTTCTCTCAGCCCTACGCTCTTCATATCCTTTATCCAGATACGCTCGAATGGCCCCTCTTCTTACTCCAGTTACACTCACAATATAATCCTCGACCAGATTGTGATCCTCAAGATCGTAGTAACCTACAGTTTCCCCACCTAAATTAAGTTTCAGGCTTCCTGCATAACGTCCTGCATCCACAAGGTATTGCACTTGGGGATTAAAGTCCCCTTCGATCAGCCTAATACTTTCCAGCATTTCATCTACTTCATTAACCCTTCGTCCTGTTGTTGGGTCCGTTCTGAACCCTAGGCTTGCCCAGAATCTACCTTGTAATTTATTTAGCGTATCAAAATCTAGCTCTCCTGTTTCTGGATCCGTTGCATCGGCAAATGTCTGGCCGTATTCCCATATGCGATACTCTCTCGTATTTTCGTCAGGAACCTCTTGCTCCTCATCTCTATCATATAGACTCTCATGTATCCCACCAGTTATGCGCCCCTTTTCTTCACTCCATTTGTCGCCATGCACGGTCTTGCGATGCGTTGCTTTTGCCTCATTAAGCGCATCTCTCGCTGAAGGTGGATGATAACGTGTACCCGCAGGTGAACCCAACAGATATGTATTTGCGATTTTCTGAGTCGCTTCT